TTGTTTTACAAAAACGTAACATTAGCAAAAAAAATCCCGAATTATGGTATAAATTTTATAGGTTATATACGGAAAAAGAAAAAAGAAAGCGGTGTAAAAAATAAAATGAAAAAGCTAAAAATGGCATCTTGTGCATTAGTTGCAGGATTAATGTTTTCTGGGCTAACACCAAATGTATTTGCAGAAGATAAAATTTCTGATGTGAAATCACAAATTAACACACAAAATGACACTTTACATAAACAACAACAAGAACGTGATGAATTACAAAAACAAATGAATGACTTAAACAAAACAATTCAAGGTTTAGATAAATCTGTTCAAGAGAATGCTGCAAAGCTTGATGAAACAATGAAAAAAGTTTCTGATACTGAGCAATTAATTGAAAAGAAAAATAAAGATATTGCAGAATTACAAACAAAGATTGCAAAACGTGAAGAGCTATTAAGAAAGCGTTTAGTTGCACTTCAAGAACAACCAAATACGAACGTTGTAACAGAAGTTCTTGTAAACTCTAAAAACGTTGCAGATTTAGTTGATCGTTTAACTTCTGTTTCTAAAATTCTTGAGTCTGATGAAGATATCATGAAAACACAACAAGAAGACCAAGCTAGTGTGAAAAAAGATGTTGCAACGGTAAAAGAAAAACAAAAAGAATTAAAAGAAGCACAAGCTCAAATTGAAACTGCTAAGAAAGAACTTGACGCTGAAAAAGAGAAAAAAGCAACAGCGGTAAACGATTTAAGCGGTAAAATGGATACAGTTGTAACTTCAATGACAAGTACGGAAGGTCAATTGAAAGAGCTTGAGAAACAAGCATTACAATTACAACGCATTGCCGAAGAAGAAGCACAAGCAAAAGCTGCACAAGAAGCTGCTGCTCAAAAACAAGCAGAGCAAGCTGCTAAAGCTGCGCAAGCTCAACCAGCACAAGCACCTGCAGAGCAAGCTGCACCAGCAAACAATGGTGGACAAGCTCAAAAAGAAGAGCCTAAAAAGGAAGAGCCTAAGAAAGAAGAGCCTAAAAAAGAAGCACCTAAACAAGAAGAGAAAAAACCAGCTCCAAATGTGGGTGGCGTAATTGGTAAAGCGCAAAGCTACTTAGGTTTACCATATGTTTGGGGAAGTGCATCTCCATCAAACGGTGGTTTTGACTGTAGTGGATTCATTTCTTACATCTTTGGTGTAGGTCGTCAAGACGTTAGGGGTTACTGGAACTCAGTTTCTAAAGTAGATAGCCCACAACCAGGAGACTTAGTATTCTTCCAAGGTACTTATAAAGCAGGTCCATCTCACATCGGTATTTACGTTGGTAATGGCCAAATGATCCATGCTAGCGATAAAGGAATTGCGTACGGTGATATTAACAGTTCGTATAACCAAAAACATTTCTTAGGATACGGTCGATTCTAGGATTTATAAAAGAATAAAAACCGTGTATAAAGTCGATAGCTTACTATTTTATAAGTAGGTTATCGGCTTTTTTGAGTTTTTACGAGATGATGAGAAAGGTTTATAGTAGTGCTGGAGGTGATTGTTGATGCTAGCGGGGAAACAGTTGCTATTAGAAGAACTTTCTTCAGATTTACAGAGGGAATTAAACGATTTGAAAAAGAAGGGAGAGATCGTATGTGTACAAGGTGTAAAAAAGAAGAATTCTAAATATATGTGCCAACGCTGCGGAAATGTAGATCGGCGGCTATTTGCGTCGTTTTTATGTAAAAGGTGCAGTAAAGTGTGCGCATATTGCCGGAAGTGTATAACGATGGGGAGAGTAAGTGAATGTGCTGTACTTGTTCGCGGGATTGCTGAAAGAAAGAGAGAAAAGAATTCAAATTTGTTACAGTGGAACGGGACGTTGTCTACTGGCCAGAATTTGGCGGCGCAAGGAGTTATAGAGGCTATTAAGCAAAAAGAATCATTTTTTATTTGGGCTGTATGAATAGCCGGAAATGAATACATAAAATAATTACTTAAAAACGCCAAATAATTTTGACGTTATTTTGATTAATGTAAATCTTTTCTATGAAGTTGTTGATAATAACTTGTTTTTCTTTAAAATCTAATGTTTCAAATGCATCATCTATAGCAGTTAAGGTTACTTCATGAGAAATAGATTCTTCTTCAGAACGTTGTTGTTTAAGAAGGAGCTTTTCTTTTTCTAAATTCAGTTTCTCCATTTGCTGTTCTAAAAGGTTTTTACTGATGTTTGTAGTATTCATAAATAAATCAAGCAAGCGTTCCATTTTCTTATCTATATCTTTAATTAGTTTTTCATAATTTACCTTTTTCTCTTTTTTATTAGTCTGTTTTTTTTCTTCGGTTAAACTTTTTAATTCAGAAATAACAACTTCTTCAAGTTTTTTTCTGGACCAGGTTTTATTCATACATCTTTCTTCATATTCAGCTGGGAATCTCTTGGCTCTACAAATGTAATAATAATATCTTTTGGATTCAGTATCCTTAGATTTACCTGTACTGTATGCTACATAATTCTCTCCGCAACAAGAACAAGCTATTAGCCCTGATAACAAGCTTTGCTTAGCTTTATGGGCATTATGTCCCTTGTGACGTTTCAACAGCGTCTGTACACGTTTAAACTGTTCTGATGTAACTATAGGTTCATGCTGACCTTCATATTCTTTTCCTGAAAAGGTTACACGCCCTATATATAATGTATTAGAAAGAATGTCCCTATATCTTCGAAATCTCCAAATAGGATAGCCTTCCTCTTTTAAAACTTCCTGCACTTTAGTAATTGAATAATATTGCTCATATAAATCAAAAACTCTTTTAATGTGAGTAGCTTCGTCTTCTTTAATTATTAATTGTCCATCTTTCCTAGTATAGCCAGCTGGATCATAGTCTCCACCGTTACCTCTTAAACCGTTTTCCGCTCGTTTAACATGTCCCATTCTCATACGTTCTGCAATTGTTTCACGTTCTAATTGAGCAAATACAGATAGAATACCGATCATTGCTTTACCGAATGGCGTAGAAGTATCTAATGTTTCTGTAATAGATACAAAGTCTACCTTGTTTTTCAAAAAATGTTCTTCAATAAGTTCTAATGTATCTCTTTGAGAACGAGATAACCTATCCAATTTTAATACAACAACTGCATCTATGTTTTTTAAATCAGTTATAAGTTTTTTTATACCAGGACGCTCTAAATTTGAACCTGAATAACCGCCGTCTATATATTCATCATAGATGTCCCAATTTTTAGCTTTGCAAAACGCTCTTATTCTTTCTCTTTGAACCTCTATACTATAGTTTTCAATTTGGTCCTGCGTACTAACACGAATATATATAGCTGCTTTAGTCAAAATAATCACCTTTTACATTTAAAATTTAGCGTTAAGAGGTGCCATATACCAAACTAATTTTCCTTTTACTACAACAGGAGTGTGTTCTTGTGTTTTAGAATCATAAAATTGTGTTTTATATTCAGGATTATAACTTTCGGGTTCTAAAGTAATTCCATCTTGGAACTTATAAAATCTTTTTAGAGTTGCATCGAATCCATTAACTGCAACTGCAGCAATATCTCCATTTTTAATTTCAACATCTGGATCTATCAACGCTAACATATTTGGTGGTATTACTTTACTCATGCTATCGCCAACTACTCTTAATAAAAAGGCATGAGGGTGACAGTCCGTTATTTCTACTGGAACGTTAATCCACTCTTCAACAGCAACCATTTCAAGTGGAGTTCCAGCAGCTATTGATCCAAGTAGAGGTACAGGCTTACAGTTATTTTTAATATTTGGCTGATTAGGTCTGATGTGAGTAACATTAGAATTTTTATCTTCAATGATGTCACTTTTTAAAATTCCGAAATGATCAGCTATTTTTTGAAGTGATCCCATTCTTGGTTCTTTTAGCCCTTTTTCCCAAGTTGATACTGCCTTATCTGAAACACCTGCTATTTCGCCAAATTCCTTTTGTGAAAGATTATGCTTATCCCTTAATTTTTTAATATTTTTTCCTATGCTCATTTTAGTGACCTCCGTCAACTTTATATTTATAATATTAAACTAAAAGTAGAACTTATTCAATATAATGTCGAAAAAATTCTACTTTAAATTCGATATTTTAATATAAAGGTAGATTTGAAGAGCTTTTTCGGTGTTGACATTCTACTTTTAGTAGATTATTATGAGTTTACAAGCGAATAGAAATGAGGTGAAAGTGATGATTCTCACTATTAAACAAGCGCGATTAATAAAAGGGTTTACTCAAACTGATATGGCGCAGCATTTAAAAGTCCATGTTCAAACATATAGAAATATGGAAAATCATCCCGACGAGGTGACTGTAGGAAATGCAAAGAAAATTTGTGATCTACTAGAAATTAGTTATGATCAAATTTTTTTTAACGCCGACTCTACTTTAAGTAGAGTTGAGGGTGGAGTCACTCTTGAAATGTAGAAGGTGGAAGAAATGATAATTAGAGAAGGTATTGAGGTGACTAGAATAACCTTAGATGGTTATGAATTACCGATTCCAGAAGGATATTCTGAGTTTCTACTTCGTGCTGGATATTGGAGGTACGGTGAAAAAGTAGAAAAAATCAATCGCGAGGAAATTTTGTCGAATTATGAAAGAGAAGTAGTAATAGAAGATGGTAAGTTGTGTACTAATTTGACTTATATCGGAAAACAAAAATAGATAAGGAAGGTGACCAATCATGAACGGAGTATTATCCGCAAGTAAATTAATGAAAGCATCTCAAGTACGTAAGCAATGTGCTGAGATGCGTAATAATCCAGCGTTACTACTTGCTATGGAATTAGAAGTAAAGCGCAATATATACGAAATTAACCGTAAGGTTTCATCTTGAAGGGAGGTGAGTTAATTGAATAAGGTAGCAGATCATCCAATTGAAGATTTTTACGGTGATGAAATTTTAAGTGGTGAAACATACTTTATCTTTGGTGAGCATGTCGTACTTGAAGAAAATTTAAAGCTGTATTTAATCCAGCATCAAAATGTTGAATGCTTTCGAGCTGTATAAAAGGAGAAACCGCCAGTTGGGGCTGACGGTCTAATAAAAACACATGTTGAGGTCATTATAGCATGAAATTTGGTGATGTAAATGAAACTATTTCCGCACCAAGATAGAGCGCTGAGCGATACATATAAACATAATCGCGTTGCGTACTACCTTGATATGGGGCTAGGAAAGACCTTTGTAGGCTCTGAAAAGATGTGGGAACTGAATACACCGTATAACTTATTAATCTGCCAGAAGTCTAAAATAGATGACTGGAAAGAGCATTTTGAACAACATTATGACTACAAAGTAATTGTGTTCGACAAACAACGTATGGAAGAAATTCCAGAAGAAAGTGTGTTAATCGTCAATTATGAGCGAGCTTGGAGACGTGATGAGTTATTGAAGCTAAATAACTTCACACTCATGTTGGACGAGTCTTCAAAAATTAAAAACGATAAGTCTAAACAAACTAAGTTCATTTTGAGATTGAATGCTGAAAACATCATATTGCTATCGGGAACACCGACAGGTGGAAAGTATGAAGAATTATGGTCACAACTTCACTTGTTAGGTTGGAAGATTAATCAAAAGCTGTTCTTAAAGCAATTTGTGGTCCAGGAATGGGACGACAGAAATAGTAAGTACAAGATCACCGGTTATAAAAATGTCGAACGTTTAAAAGCGAAATTAAAGCAATATGGTGCGGTGTTTATGAAGACCGAAGAAGTATTTGATTTACCAGAAACAACAGATGTGAAAGTAAAAATCCCTGGTACCAAATTGTATAAGGAATTTAAAAAACATCACATTGTTGAAATTGGTGAAGAATTACTTCTTGGTGATACACCTGCAGCAAAAAAATTGTATTTACGACAATTAGCTGGAAGTTATAACGAAAACAAACTGCAGTATGTAAAAGACCTGGTTGAAAGCACGAATGACCGAATCATTATCTTTTACAACTTTAAAAAAGAATATGAAGCATTAGTGGATTTAATTGAAAAACCAATTAGTACAGTTAACGGAGATCTCAAGGATTTAACTGCTTATGAGAAATTCGAAAACAGCATAACGTTGATTCAGTATCAAGCTGGAGCGATGGGATTAAACCTACAGAAAGCCAATAAGATTGTTTATTTCACGCTAACAGATAAGAGTGAGTTATTTGAACAAAGTAAGAAACGAACACATCGTATTGGACAAGAAAGACCTTGTTTCTATTATTACTTGCTTACAGATGGATCAATAGAATGGCGCATGTTAGATGTACTAAAAGAGCGCAAGGATTACACAGATGCGTTATTTGAGAAGGAGGAAATATAAATGGCTAATGAAATCACACCTAAATTAGTTGCTGATATAACAGATAAAAGTTTTGGCATACAGTTAATTGTTACTGGTCTTGCTCATTTGGTAGAGGAAGAAGGATACACACCACATGAAGCATTAAGCATTGCTCGTTACACAGGAAATAATTGTTTCCATGCGTTAGCAGAATTGAAAAAGGAGGCTAAAAAATGAATGAAGTACAAGCATTTGAAAATAAGTATTTAGCAATTATGACCGCAATTGCGATTCATGATCGCCAAGTAAAGACTCTCAAAGAGCAGTTTGAAAAGATGAAAGCCGAACTTGAAAAGGCAATGGATGAACATGGTATTGAATCTATCGATAACGATTTAATCAAGATTACGAGAATCAAAGCTACTACATCAACAACGATAGATGTGACCAAATTAAAAGCTGCAGAACCAGAGCTTTATGGTGAATTAATTGGTGATTATCCAAAAGTATCGAACCGAAAAGCTCATGTGAAATTTACGGTGAAGTAGGAGGGACGAGTATGAATAAACAATTGAAAACACAAGTTTCATATTTGGTTATGATGGGAAATTTATTTGTTTCTAACTTAGAAGTATTAACGGTAACCAGAAATATTGCGAATGCTAGACAGTTCGACAGTGTAAATGCTGAAAGAGCAGCTAAAGAACTTGGTGGTGTAGTAGTTAGAAAAACGGTTGAGTACGAAGTGATTCTACATGCGTGAATCAGCGTTTCAAAAACAAGTCATTAAGTTTTTAAAAGAAAAAGATGTTTGGCACGTAAAGTATTGGGCTGGTAGTCAGTACACCAAAGAAGGTATTCCTGACATTCTAGCGTGTATCGATGGGGTGTTTCACGGGATTGAATTGAAAACGGATGTTGGAGTACCTAGTAAGTTGCAACTCTATAACATTCGTAAAATCAATGATTCAGGCGGTGAAGCTTACATTTTAAGGCCGAAGGACTTTGAGTCCTGGAAAGAGAGGTGGTTTTGATGGAACGATACAAAGAAATTTCACTAGCAGATCTATTAGGATTAATTGCAAAGAATAAAATCAATGATGTTTATTTACAACAAAAGAATGGTGGACTTGTTAAAGCAATGGACTACAATTGGAAACTTGATGAATTAGGAAAATACAAGTTCTTCAAACGTGAGGTGGTTGAATGACTCAGTACTCTTACTCACGAGTATCATTATTCAATGATTGCCCATATCATTTTGGATTGCGATACATCAATAAACTCACGGAGATTCCTGATTTAACAAGGGCTGATAATGCTTTAATCATTGGTCATGCATTACATACAGGAATTGAACATGATGTAGAAACAGCGTTAAACGAATACTACAATTCATTTCCAGTAATGAACGATGCGATTGTAGAAGAATCTATGAAACTTGAAATTTTGATTCCGAAAGTACATGAGTTTCTTGATAAGAATTTCGCAGGTTGTGAGCTAATCCATGAGTACAAAATTGATAGACCTAATTACGTTGGATTCGTGGATCTAATTGTACAAGCCCCTGATGGTACTTGTATGGTAATCGATTTTAAGTATTCCAATCACATTAAGAACTATATGGATAGTGCTCAATTGCACATATATAGGGATTACTTGAAACAAGATGGGTTCAATGTTGAAAAACTAGCATATTTGTTTGTTCCTAAAACGAGTATTAAGAAAAAGCAAGATGAAGATTTACACGCGTTTAGAAAAAGAATGGTTCAAGTAGTTGAAGAATCCAACCTTACTTTTGTACCAATTGAATTCGATGATATGAAGACGATTTATTTCTTGAATAACATTGCTGAAATTGAAAAAACAAAAGACTTTTCTAAGAAAAATAAAAGTAAAAACTGTTTCGCTTGTAACCCACGATTCAGACCAAATTATTTAGAAGCCATTGAAAATGCCAAAGGAGAGATTGAAATGATTTTACCTAAAAATGAACGCCGTGAAAGAAAGATTGATACGAAGCCGGACCTATGGATTTATGCGGATAGCTACACTGGGAAAAGTACATTTGTAGATAAAGTTGATAACGTATTGTTCTTAAATACGGATGGTAATACAGATAACACAACTGCACCTGTTATTTCAATTAAAGATGAAGTAACGAAAAAAGGACGTGTTACAAGTCGTAAATTAGCCTGGGATTTATTCCTTGATGTAGTTGCTGAATTAGAAGCTGAGGAAAATGATTTTGAAGCTGTATCAATTGATTTGGTCGAAGACCTTTATGAACATTGCCGTGTGTATGTATTTGATAAAAACGGATGGGAGCATGAATCAGATGGATCTTACGGTAAAGGTTGGTCAATGGTAACAACTGAATTTAATAATGCCATGAAACGTTTGAAAGCATTAGGTTACCAAATCATTTATATCAGTAAAGAAAAGGTTGAAGAGTACACGCTTAGAGGTGGAGCGAAGCGTACAACATTCAAACCAAATATCAATGATAAAGTAGCGAATTTCCTTTCCGGAACAGTTGATTTAACATTGCGCGCTTATGTAGATGCTGATGATAAACGATTCTTGCAGCTTGCAAAGAAACAAAATGTATTCGGTGGCGGTCGTTATGACTTCCAAGTGGATACAATTCCATTGGATATGGAAGCATTCATTGAAGAGTTAACTGCAGCGCAAGGAGATACTGCAAGTAAAACTGAAAAGCCAAAACGTGAGCGTAAGAAAAAAGAAAAGCCGCAAGATGAAGAAAATGTGGCCAAAAAAACGATGTACTTCCAACATGAAGGATCTGAAGATTTTGTTGTAGTTAAAAAGGGTGAGTCATTAGATTTCTTAGAGGATGACATTTTTGATGAACGTACTAAAAAGGATTATGAAAAATGGCTTGCTGAAAATGAAGAAGAGTCTGCAGATGATGAACCAGAAGAAAAGCCGAAACGTGAACGTCGTTCTCGTAAAGCTAAAGAAGAAAGTGAAGAACCTGCAGTAGAAGAAAAACCAAAACGTCAACGTCGACAACGTAAGCCGGTTGAAGATAATACACCGCCAGGTGAAGCCGATGGTAATGCATCAACTGAAGAGGAAGCACCTAAACGCAGAACTAGAAGAAAGAGAGGAGAATAATCATGGCAGTAAAAGAACTGAATTCAAAAGAAAAACATTATGCAGATACTCGTGAAGAAGCAGAAGAAGTCGTTGAGGAAGCGAAAGATGATGTGTATTTAACATCATTCCAAATCAGTGAAAAGCACAACAAATACGGTACTTACTTCTTGGTGGATTTAGCTTTTAGTTATGATACACCGCGTGAAATTATGGAAAGTGCTGCAGCTAGGAAAGAAGTAGAAGAACATGGTGAACCACATGAAGGTGTGGAATACAGTGTTAATCCGGATGGGACGACGGAAGTTGTTCCTGGGCAATTAGAAATGGATGAACTAAATGAAAACGAAGGAGACGAAGAATAATGGCTGAGAAAAAATTTGACTGGGGTAAATTTGATAAGAGAGTAGATTTAGAAGCGCTAGCTGCAGATGTGCAGGAAGTAGAAGAAAACGGTGGTGGCGGAGACTTTGAAAAGGTTCCAGACGGTCAGTATGAGGTGGCAGTTGAAAAAATGGAACTCACTGAATCCAAAAAAGGTGATCCAATGCTTATGATCTGGTTCAACATCGTTGATGGTGAATTTGAAGGTCAAAAGATTTTCTATTACAAAGTAATGCAGCCACAAAATGATAAAGCATGGGGATATCAAGTTCATCAAAACAATGAAATGTTACGTAAACTTTGGGATTGCAATGAGGAAGATGTTAAGTTTACTAGCTTTGGAGAGTATGCGGATCTAGTGCTTGATATTCATGAAGATATCGATGGTCAATTTGAATACTTATTAAGTAAAGAAACAGATAAAAATGGCTTTGATCAGTTCAAGATTTTAGAAGTGTTTGAAGTTGAATAAATGAATAAGGGGAGCCGATGAGCTCCCTTTTATTTTGAGGTGATACAGATGAATCCATTAGATGAAATTACTAAAATTGCGCCGCAGCTACCATTAAAAGTTTTAGAGGATATTGCGAAAAGAATCAGTGATTGGATTGTAAGTGGTGGTAAAAATGATGATCCCTACATTGAAATGCAGTTAAGATATGCAAAGCGTTTTATAAAGGAGTGACAGAATGCTTTTCTATGACTTTGAAGTGTTCGCGAATGATTGGTTAGTAGTTATTGCAGATACCGACAATCAGTCGGAAAAAGTATTTGTTAATAATGAACAAGCATTAATTGATTATTATCATGAGCATAAAAATGACATATGGATTGGTTACAATTCACGACATTATGATCAATTCATTTTAAAAGCAATTATATGTGGGTTTACACCACAGGCTATCAATGAATGGATTATTATTGATCATCAACCAGGATGGAAATTTTATAAAGACTTTTGGAAAATACAGCTTTATAACTTTGATGTTATGACGAATAAGTTTCGCTCTTTGAAACAATTAGAAGGGTTTCAAGGTCATGATATTCGTGAAACATCAGTGTCATTCAATATAAGCCGGGAATTAACAGAAGAAGAAATTGAAGAAGTTATTAAATATTGTCGTCATGATGTACATGAAACAATGCACATTTTCATGGAGACAATTACAGAATTTGAATCACAAGTTGAGCTATTAAAAATGTTTAATCTTCCGTTAAGAAACATTTCGAAAACGAAAGCTCAATTAAGTGCATTTATCCTGGATGCAAAACAACCTGCAGTTCCAAGAGACGATGAATTTGATTTTACATTTCCAGATACATTACAAATTAATAAATACACTGAAGTCCTGGACTTCTATAAAGAAAATAAAGATTACAACAAAGTACTTAAATTAAACGTTGCTGGTGTACAGCACTTGTTTGCTTGGGGTGGTTTGCATGGTGCAAGGAACAATTATTACGGTGAAGGTTACTTTCTTAATATCGATGTAGAAAGTTATTATCCGGCACTTATGATTGAGTATGATTATTTATCCAGGAATGTAAAAGACCCTGCAAAGTTTCGTGAAGTTCGTGATACGAGGTTAAAATATAAAGCTGCTAAAGATAAACGTCAGGCACCATTAAAAATTGTAATCAATGGTACATATGGGGCCATGAAAGATAAATACAATGGGCTTTACGATCCACTTATGGCCAACAATGTTTGTATTGGTGGAATGACATTGCTCCTGGATCTCATAGAAAAGCTTGAACCACATTGTGAGATTATCCAATCAAACACCGACGGTGTTCTGGTTAAATTACGTCATTACGACGATTACGATTTAATCGATGATATTTGTTATGAATGGGAACAACGTACAAGGATGGGATTAGAGTTTGATGAATTTGTAAAAGTAATTCAAAAAGACGTTAATAATTACATCTTAGTAGATACTGACGGTAACTATAAATCAAAAGGTGCGTATGTAAAGAAATTGAATCCACTTGATTATGATTTACCGATTGTAAATGAAGCAGTTGTGAATTACTTCGTAAAGGGCATTGATCCGGAGGAGACGATATTTAATTGTACCGAGTTAGTGAAGTTCCAAAAGATCGTGAAAATTAGTAGTAAGTATAGTCATGCTAGATACGGTACAAGAAGGATGAATGAAAAAGTATTTCGAGTGTTCGCCAGTGTGGACAAGAATGACAAACAGTTGTGTAAAGTAAAAGATGGTGTTGCTGAGAAAATAGCGTATGTTCCGGAACGATGTTTTATTCATAATGGCGATATTAAAGATATGAAGGTACCAGGTAAATTAGATTACTGGTGGTACTGGACATTGGCCAATAAAAGAATCGATGACTTTTTAGGGGAGGATAAATGATATGAACCATTATGAAATGGGATTAGAAACGGCTTCTATTTGGTTGAGTCTTGATATAGAACATGGAAAAATAACCGATAACTATAGAGATAACAGCTTTTGTAAGGATTTAAGTGAACAGGAGCTAGAATGGGTAGTTAATAGAGCTAAAGAGCGATTGAACCAAGATTAATTGTTTAAACATGTATTGCGAAAGTAGGTGATGAACATGTACAAGGGTTATTTAAAAGGTAATGGGAAACATGCTGCAAGTAAATTTAAAGATGGTGCAAAACTATTATCCTATCATACAGCAAGAAAAGAAGATTCATTTGTAGGCATATTGGACGATGAATACATCATGGTTGATGTCGATGATATAGCTGAAGCCGAAACCTTATTGGATATTATCGAAGATAAGAACATTAATTGTTCCGTATTAGAAACGACAAATGGCATGCATTTTTATTTCAAAGGCTATGATATAACGGCCAATAAAATAAAATGGTTCTCCAATATCGGTATTCTTTGTGATTACAAGTTAGGTATTAAGAATACGGCTGATCCACTCAAGATTGATGGTAAAACTCGTAAATGGTTAAGAAAATGTACAGAGCATGATTCATTACCAAGTTGGTTATATCCATACAACAAGAAAAATCCGAACCTTACCAAGATGGGTGAAGGTGATGGACGTAACGATAAGCTATTTACGTATATCTTAAAATTGCAGTCACAAGGAATGGCCAAGAATGATATTAAAGAAACCATTTCTATTATAAATAACTACATTTTAGAAGAACCGGTGACACAAGGTGAACTAAATGTAATATTACGTGATGAAGCGTTCATGAAGGAGTCCTTTTATATAAAGGGTTCCTTCCAACATGAAAAGTTCGGTGATTTCTTAATTAATGAACATCATATTTGTAAAGTCACAAATGTCCTTCATATCTATAAAGAGGGTGTGTATTCGGACAAGCAAGAAGACATTGAAGAAGCAATGATCCGTCACATTCCAGCGTTAAAACGAATGCAACGACAAGAAACTATTGCTTATCTGCAGTTAAAGGCAAAACATAAAAATTTCGCCTCTACCAAATATGTAGTTGTTAAAAATGGAGTATTTAATTTAGAAACGTGGCAATTAGAAGATTTTACACCTGAAATTATTACACGTAATAAAATACCGGTTGCATATATTCCTGGTGCTTATTATGAAGTAACTGATAAAACATTTAATAAAATAGCTGTAAATGACAAAAAGATTCGGGCCATTTTAGAAGAAATTCTTGGATATATTTTATTCCGCAGGAATGAGTTTGCCGCAACGTTTATTCTCACTGGTGATGGTAGTAATGGTAAATCATCGTATTTGAAAATCATTCGTAAATTAATAGGTTCAGATAATGCATCATCATTAGACTTGAATGAGTTGGACCAGCGCTTTAAAACAGCGGAGTTATTCGGGAAGTTAGCAAACATTGGTGATGATATTGGAAAAGGATATATTAAAGAATCGTCGATATTTAAGAAACTTTCTACTGGTGAAACATTAAACGTAGAAAGAAAGGGTAAGGATCCATTCGACTTTACGAATTATGCAAAGTTAATCTTTAGTGCAAATGAAATGCCGCGTATTAATGATTTTAGTGATGGATTAGGTCGAAGACTTCAAATTGTTCCTTTTAAAGCGAAGTTCACACCGAATGATGATGATTATGATCCTTTTATTACTGATAAATTGCTGAGTGATGAATCGATGCAATATGTATTGAATCTGGCATTGAAAAGCTTGAAACGATTACTTGTTGAGAAGAAATTCACGACATCAAAAGCGGTTGAAGATGAATTGATTAAATATCAAGAGGAAAACAATCCTATTATTAGTTTCGTAAATAATGAGGATGTTGAATTAGAACGTGCGGTAGTTGGTGATGTTTATCTGCAGTATAAATTATATTGTGCAGAAAATGGTTTTCAATCCGTGAGTAATGTGAACTTTAGTAAGCAAGTAACACAATTATTTGGTTATAAATCACACGTTCAAAAAGTAGATGGTAAAAGTAAAAGAATCTTCATTAGTGAATAATTTTTAAGTTCGTGACTTTTTTCGGTCAAATACCCTATGTTTTTGACTGTTTTTGGTCACAAAAAAAACTGTATTTTCACTAATATATGGTAAAAGCGAACCTCGGTTACAGTGAAATGCGTAACCAGTTACAGATATCTGTAACCGTTCAAACCTAGTTATATCAAGGGTTTTAGAGGTGTGGTTACAGGGTTACAGTGAAAAGCATTTTCTTTTAAAATATATAGTTGAAAAATAAAAAGATAAATATATAAAAGAAATTTAGGGGGTAAATGCGTAACCGTGATGTTTTAAAAGTACTATGAATCCAATTGTATCAAGGGTTCAAGGCGGTTACAGATGGTTACAGTAGGTTACGCATTTTACTCTAAAAAGGTAGGTGAATCATCATTTTTGACTGGCTGAAAGACTATCAGAAATTAGAAGAAGATATTGAGTACTTAAATTACAACTTAGATAAAACAAAAGCTGAATTAAAACGCTGGATCAGTGGTGATTTGCGAGAGGTGCGTTTAACTGCTGAATCGGAAGGTGCAAAGGTAGAAGAACGTATTGAAGCAATTGAATATGAATTAGCATATAAGATGAATGATATGTATAAACTCAAAAAGTTAATTAGCAAGTTCAGAGGTTTAGATAATAAAATCCTTAAAATGAAATATGTAGACGGTATGACATTGGAACAAATAGCTGAAGAAATTAGTTATAGTTCTAGTCATATAAAAAAGAAACATGCTGAAATAATTCGGTTGATTAAATTCGTAGAACGAGAAGGTATCATTTAGGTTCACTCCTAAACTGAATCGAAACTCTTGAAAATATGAATTATAGTAATAACATAAGAAATTGACGAAAGGGCAACTGGTGCACGGTTGCTCTTTTATTATGTAAAAATTACATAGGTGGTGTAGATACAAAATGGAAGATGTTATTGGTGATATTGTGTTATTAATTTCTGTAGTATTTTTATTTGTTTCTATAGTGCTAATGGCTATCAATAAATAATTATAAGGAGAGTGAATGTAAATGATTACTGAAATCAGAAAAACAATATCTGGTACAGAGTATTGGGATAATGAACAGAAGAAAAGCTTATTTGTTCCAACTGGTGAAGAACCAGGATTTGAAGTTACTGTTAATCCTGAGAGTATGCTCATCGGTGTGGACTTAGCGGACGGTAAAGATATGACAGTAGTTAGTGAAGTGCCAGTGCTAAGTAATATGACAGTCAAAGAGTTACGTGAGTATGCTGATGAGCTAGGCATTGAGATTCCTTCTGATATTAAAAAGAAAGAAGACATCATTGACTTACTATCATGAAGTACTGTGACTTTAACGGCTGCTATAACAAGATAAGCAAAGGGCGTTACTGTGAAGAACATAAGCGTAACAAACCAAGGAAGAAGAAAGATAAGAAGAATATCTACCATCATGAGAACAAACCATTCTATCGAACCGATGCATGGAAGTTTGTTAGGTCAAAGGTATACGAAAGAGAGAAGGGATGTTGTCAACGATGTGGACAGTTCGTCTTTGGTAGGCGTGCTCATGTTCATCACGTAATACCAATCAAAGAAGACCCAACTCTTAAATTAGAAGAAAATAACTTAAGGTTACTTTGTCCAGTTTGTCATACAATCGAAGAAAATGAAGATAAACCGAAAAAAGTTTTTCCGAGTTATTTCGGAAGCCCCCCTATCAAAAGTTAAAATTTCTCCTCTGGGGAGGATAGGTAGCGTAGGGGGCATTTCTATCGTTAGACAACATTTTTAAAAAATAAAGGGGGGTGTGAAATGTCTACGAAAAAAGAGCGTCAAAAAATTGTTGCCGATAAAACAGAAGCTGAAAAAAATCGGATATTAAAAATCATGCGTGATGCAGATATTTACACCCTTACTTTAGATCCGTTAATTGAATCATATTTAGATATTTTCGAAGTTTATATGACGATGTTTATCGAATGGAAAGAGAAAGGGTTTCCGCCTACTCAACGTCATACCAATAAAGCAGGGGCCACAAATAATTCAAAGCATCCATTGGCGCAGCAAGTAGAAACTTGGGCGGATAAGAAAACAAAAGCATTGGATTTATTGGGGCTTACTAATAAGGCTAAACCAGGTAAATATGTCACTGGTGGTTCTACTGTTGGGAAAAATGAAGAGGTGGAAAAACCTACCGCAAAGGTTAGTGAATTAGATAAACATCGTGCAAAATGGCGTGGTGCAAAATGATTGAACGTGGCGTTAATTATGCAGATATTTATGCAAAACAAGTAAGAAAGAATCCTAAAAAATATCCCGATACTATCAAAGCAATGATAAATCGTTATTATAAATGGAAAAAGCGTAAAGATATTTGGTTCGATGTGGACCGAGCAAATGAAATGATGGATTGGGTTGAAACGTTTGTCCGTCATACTAAAGGTGATTTGGCTGGACAACCTTTTATCCTGGAAGATTGGGAGAAGTTTGCTTACTCCTGGATCTATGGATGGGTACATGAAAATGAAAAAGGACAAATTGTCCGAGTTACTCGTGAAGCTTATATTCAGGTTCCTAAAAAAAATGGTAAAACTTTAATCGGTGTTGGTGCTCTTGGTTATGCGATGTACGGTGAAGGAGTACTTAGTGCAGATTGTTATTGTTGTGCGAGTGATTTTAACCAGGCTCAATATGCAGCAAAGCCATTTGCAGCAACAATTATGAACCATGATGTATTAATGGAATGCTCACACATTTATAAAGGGCCAAAAGGGACCATTTCTAGTGTGACATATGATTATATTCGTGATGACTTAGCTTATCAGAATCAATTTATTGTTATGAGTAAAAACATTCAATCCATTGAGGGTTCCAATCCACACTTCATTCTAAACGATGAGCTTCATGCACAAGAAAACATGGACCAATACGACAACTTTAAATCAGCACAGGTTTCTCGTGCTGAGCCGATTATGTTTAATATATCAACGGCTGGTAAAGGTTCTTCATCGGTTGGTATGCGGGTATATCGTGAAGCGAAAGAAGTATTGAAAAAAGAGGATAATGATTCAAGCTTTGTCATGATATACGAGCCTAACAAGAATTATGATTGGACAGACCGTACTGTTTGGGCAATGGTTAACCCAAATATCGGTGTATCTGTAACGATGAGTGCACTTGAAACAGAATTCATCTCAGCATCACGTTCCGCGCATAAAAAAGCCGAATTCCTTTCTAAACATTTGAATGTATTCGTAAATGGAGCTGAAAATTTCTTTGAACAAGGACAAGTTGAACATGTTCTTGTGGAAGACCTAGGCGATTTAACAGGAGAAACATGTTATCTTGGATTGGATTTATCGAAAACAACTGATTTAACATGTGTGAACTTGAATTTCCCTAACGCTGGATATACCGAAGAAGGAAAGTCTATTATGAAAGTGAAACAAATGTATTTTATACCTAATGAAGATATTGAACGTCGCGAAAAGGAAGATAACGTTCCCTATACTTATATGGCTGAACGTGGCTTTGTTACATTTTGTGATGGAAAGATGATAAACCAGGATCAGGTTATGAATTACATTGTGGAATGTATGAATTTATATGATGTGCAGCAACTAAATTATGATCCAGCTATGTCTCAAAAGTTAATTGAGAAGTGTGAAAACCTTGGATTAGAGTGTATACGAGTAGATCAGTATCCAAACGTTATGAACGCAATGATGGATGATTCAGAAATACTTATTTATGAAAAACGTATCATGACCGATAATCCTTTGTTTGTGTATTGTGCTCTCAACGTTGTGGTTGTAACAAATATTAATGGTATGAAGGCACCAAGTAAGCGACAGTCCAAAAAGAAGATTGATGGATTTGTTGCTTTTTTAGTTGCCCATAAAGAAACAATGATGGTTATGGATAGCATAACTGAAGAAGGTATGGATGAATTGATTGGTGATATTTATCGATAAGGAGTGAATGAGAAATGAATTTTGGCCAAGCATTTGAAGAAGTGAAAAAGAGTAAAGGGATGCGATTACCACAATGGAGCAAAGATGTTGTAATTCGTGCTCAATTCCCTGATGAATGCAGTAAAATGACAGCTCCATATTTGTATGTAGAATCCCGTTTTGGTAGGGTTCCATGGAAAGAAACGAATATTGAATTATTCGCTGAGAATTGGGAGGTTGTTGAGTAATGAAAAATACAGTAACTCAAGAAGATATTAATAATATTGTAGAAAAATCAGAGTGGACTGTGGAAGAGTTTCATGGAAAATGCACAGTAGTTGTTGCCAAATTACCGAATGGTTTTATTTTAACTGAATCTAGCGCTTGTGTTGATCCAGCGAATTATGATGTGAATATTGGCGTTAAATGTTGCAAAGAACGAATTATCGATAAGATTTGGCATCTAGAGGGATATCGTTTGCAATGTGAATTATACGAACAAAAACTTGTTTAGGATCCTTTTAACATTCGTTAATTGAAAGGCGGTGAGAAATTGGGTTTAAGAGATAAGTTTTCAAATTACTTATTTAAAAAGGCTGAAAAGCGCGGTTACCTTGATGATGTTTTAGGAAAAAGCATTCGTTACGGTGGTGTGTATGTTACGGATTCAAACATCTTACAATCTAGCGATGTTTACGAGTTGCTACAAGATATTAGTAATCAAATGGTATTGGCTGATATTGTTGTGGAAGATGAATTTGGTAATGAAATCAAAGATGATATTGCACTTCAAATCTTAAGGAATCCTAACAATTATCTAACACAATCTGAGTTCATTAAATTAATGACGAATACCTATTTACTCGAGGGCGAAACATTCCCAATATTAAATGGTGCTCAAATACATTTAGCTTCAAATGTTTTTACCGAGTTAGATGATAATTTGGTAGAGCATTTTAATATTGGTGGTCACGAAATTCCTCCATTCATGATTCGTCATGTGAAAAATATTGGCGCAGATCATTTAAGAGGAAAAGGTCTTCTTGATTTGGGAAGAGATACACTTGAGGGTGTTATGTCAGCTGAGAAAACTTTAACTGACAAATATAAAAAGGGTGGACTATTAGCATTCTTGTTAAATTTAGATGCTCATATCAACCCACAGAATGGTGCACAGTCAAAATTAATCAATGCAATTTTAGATCAACTGGAATCAATCGATGAAGCAAGGTCTGTAAAAATGATTCCACTTGGAAAAGGGTACTCAATTGATACGCTTAAAAGCCCGCTAGACGATGAAAAGACCCTAGCATACCTAAATGTATATAAAAAAGATTTAGGTAAGTATTTAGGTATAAATGTGGACACATACACGGAGCTAATCAAAGAAGATATTGAGAAGGCGATGATGTATATCCACAACAAAGCAGTAAGACCAATAATGAAAAATTTCGAAGACCATTTGAGTCTTCTTTTTTATGGCCAAAATTCGGGGAAACGAATTAAATTCAAGATTAACATTCTTGATTTTGTTACTTATAGCAACAAGACGAATATCGGTTACAACCTGGTGCGTACAGCTATTACTTCACCTGACAACGTTGCCGATATGCTTGGATTTCCTAAACAAAATACAAAGGAATCACAAGCCATTTATATTTCAAATGATTTAACTGAAATCGGTAAGAAAGAAGTGGTCGATGGTCCATTGGGAGGAGGTGAAGAGAATGAAAATTGAGGTCCGAGGGAATCAAGTCATACTTGATGGTTATGTAAATGTTGTGGATAGAGAAAGTAGAATGTTGCCTTCTCCCAGAGGATATTTCAAAGAGAAAATTGCTCCTAAAACGTTTGAAAAAGCGTTAAATAAGGCTCAGAATGTGGACTTGCTTTTTAACCATGATAAAACTAGGAAACTAGGGTCTACTGAAAACGGAAATCTGGAATTGTATGAAGACAATATTGGTTTAAGAGCTATTGCTACAGTTACAGATGAACAAGTGATTCAAAAGGCCAAGAATAAAGAATTGCGTGGTTGGTCATTTGGTTTTGTTTCTGAAAAAGATTCCTGGGAAGAAGGCGAAGCTGGTGTTCAAAAACGATCTATTGAAGAACTAGAACTTTTAGAAGTTTCTATTTTGGATATGACACCAGCCTATGTTGCGACTTCCATTGAAACCAGGGGTGAAAATACAGCCATGATTGAAATGAGAAGTGAAGAAGCAGCCATAAAAACAGTTGTGGAAGATGATACAGAAGAAAGAAGCAATCTTATCAAACAAATAAAAAAAGTTTTGGAGGAAAATTAACATGAATTTAAAAGAAATCTTAAACGCATCTTTAACAAGAACGAAATCTCGATTAGCAGAATTACAAGGGAAAGTAGAAAAAAATGAAGTTCGTTCAGAAGAATTAGCAGCCGTAAAAGCAGAAGTAGAGCAATTAACAAAAGAAATTCAAACTATTTCTGAGGAATTAGCAAAATTAGAAGAGAAAGAAAAAGAAGAAGATCCCGACAAAAAGAAAGACGATGATCCAGAGAAAAAAGAAGATCCAGCAGCAAAAGAAAATCCGAGTACACAAACACAACTATCAGAAGAACAGCGCTCTGTTATTAGTGCGGCTATTGCAGCGGCTCTTTCTACCGAAGGTCATAAATCCACTAAGAATAAGAAGGTAGAGATTCGTTCGGCATTTGCTAATTTTGTTGTTGGTAATATTTCAGAGATGGAAGCACGTGCTTTAGGTATCGAAATTAACAATGGTTCTGTTACTGTTCCGGTTGAAATTTCCAAGGAAGTTATCAGTTATGCCCAAGAAGAAAATCTATTACGTAAATATGGTACTTATGTGTCCACAGATGCTGATATAAAATACCCTGTACTTGTTAAAAAAGCGGAAGCAAATGTATCAAAAACAGAACGTGCGAAATCAGGTAAAGAAATCACGCCAACTGATATTGAATTCGATTCAATTGACTTAGATCCAGCAGAATTTGATGCATTAGCTACAATTACTAAAAAGCTTCTTAAGCGAACAGGTGTGAAAATTGAACAAATTGTTATTGATGAATTGAAAAAAGCGTATGTACGTAAAGAAATAAATTTCATGTTCCGAGGTAATGATGTTGGAAATGAAAACCCTGGAGCTCTGGCTAAAAAATCAGTTCCATTTTATGAAACTGTACCTGTAAAGGTAGGAGAAGCAGGTTGGTCTCAAGTTTTACAAGATGAATTAACAATTATGACTGGTGTACCGGTTACAGAAGTAATTAAGAAAGCGAAATGGATTGTAAACCGTGCAGCTTATAATCTTTTAAATCGAATGACAGATGTCAATGGTCGTAAATTGCTTACAAAGACAAATGGTAGTTATGAATACGATGGATTCCCACTTGATTTCACAGATGCAGCAAATAAATCAGATGCGGACGTTACAACGCCTGTATTCTACTTTGGTGATTTCAGTGCCTTCCACATTCAAGAAGTCAAAGGTGGTATGGAACTTCAAAAGTTAATTGAAAAATATGCTGGTACAAACCAAGTTGGATTCCAAATTTATAATCTCATCGATGGACAATTAATTTACTCTCCATTCGAACCAGCCGTTTATCGTTATGAAGTTGGAGAAAAGAAGCAAGGGGAATAACATATGGATGAATTAATTGAGAAATTAAAATCTCATATTCATTGGGAAGAGGGCATGGATGAAACCATGCTCTCTTTTTATATCACTCAAGCAAAGACGTATGTAAAGAATGCGACAGGTAAACAGACCGAGTATTTAATTATTATGGTCGCCGGCCTTATCTATGATTACAGAGTCTCTGAAAAAGAATTAGAACAGGCACTTGATGCTTTAACACCGTTCTTTGTCCAGGAGGTTTATGCCGATGAAGAGAAAGACGAATAAACTCAAGTGGATGGGTGAGCTACTTAAATTAGGAGAGACCATTGATCCGGAAAATGACCGAGTGGTTATGGGATATCCGTTAGAACGTAACATTCGTTATAACAACATTGGAGTTACGGCCACTGATAAATTTACAACGAGAGATACAAATGAAATTGTAAAGAAAATTGAGGTTCGTATTGATCGTGATATTGAAAACAACCAAAAGGATTATCGTGTAAAAGTTGGTGGCCGTATCTATGATATTGAGCGTATTTATGTACGTGAAGAAGACCGATTGATGGAGGTGTCATTGTCCTATGCAAATTAGCTTTCAAGAGTTACGAGACATCATGAAGAAATCTGGTATACCAGTTTATCGTGATAGTGCACCTACAACAGCAAATTATCCTTACATTGTGTATGAATTTGTGAATGAACAACAGAAAAGAGCCTCTAATAAGGTCATAAAAGATATGCCACTTTATCAAATTGCCGTTATCACAAATGGTACTGAAAAAGATTACGAGCCATTAAAGGCTGTTTTTAACGAAGCAGGCGTGTCTTATTCTCAATTTGATGGAATGGGTTATGACGAGAACGACGACACCATAACGCAGTTTATAACGTATGTGAGGTGTATCCAGTAATGGCTTCAAATAACAATGGTTTTGCTGAAGCTTTAGAAGATATCAATACGCTATTACGTGTGAATAAAAAGGTCGAACTGGATGTGTTGGACGAAGCAGCGAAGTATTTTGCGAGTAAATTAAAACCAAAAATTAAAGCATCCAGTAAAAACAAGCGGACACATTTAAGAGATAGTCTAAAGATTGTTGTAAAAGATGATCGTGTATCTGTGGAATTTAAAGATGAAGCTTGGTATTGGTACTTAGTTGAACATGGTCATAAAAAAGCAAATGGTAAGGGCCGTGTGAAAGGGAAACATTTTGTTCAGAATACCTTTGATGCAGAAGGTGACAAAATTGCTGATATTATGGCACAAAAAATAATAGATAGAATGTGAGGATGATATACATGACAGTTGAAAATAAAGAAATTCAATATTCGGTAGGGATCGAAGATTTATATCTGTGCTTGATGAAGGGAAATGAAACTTCTAGTGCACTACCAACTTATGAGGATATCGTTTATAGACAAACGAACATTTCTGATTTAACGATTTCCACTACTTCTACTAATTTTACAAAGTGGGCATCTAACAAAAAAATTATTAACATTGTCAAAAATACAGCGTTTGGATTAGCTTTTAATCTTGCTGGTCTAAATCGTGAAGTAAAAGATAAAATCTTTGCTAAAACACGTAAAAAAGGCGTGTCTTTTGAAACAGCGAAGGCAAAGGCGTATCCAAAGTTCGCAGTAGGTGTTGTATTTCCTTTAAATGATGGAACAAAAATATTACGTTGGTATCCAAAATGTACAGTTGCTCCAGTAGAAGAATCTTGGAAAACACAAGGTGATGAAATGACTGTGGATGACATTGCTTACACAATTACAGCAGATCCATTGTTATTTAACGATGTAACACAAGCTGAATTGGATACTGGTGATCCAGAGGCAAAAGGAATTAAAGCTGAAGATTTCCTAAAACAAGTAATTTGTGATGAATCTCAATTAACGCAACTTGGTGGAACATCGACACCAGGCAAATAAGGAGTGATAGTATGGCACGTTTAAGTGATTTAGTTAACGTTAATATAACTAGAAACAGCATTAAAATACAGGGTGTTACAATCCCTGTTGTTTTTACTTTTGAATCTTTTCCTTATGTGGAAGAGGCGTATGGAACACCCTATCATGAATTTGAAAAAGAAATGAATGATATGTTAGGAAAAGGTCAATTTAGCTTGGGAGAAAATGAAGCAAAATTGATGCGTGCATTAATTTATGCGATGGTACGTAGCGGCGGTACAGAATGTACATTAGCTGAATTGAAAGGTGCCATTCCTATGAATGATTTACCTGATATCTTCATCGTTGTATACGAAATTTTCAGTGGCCAAACTTTCCAAACTTCTGATATGGAGAAGCTGAAGCAAGAAAAAAAGTAAAAAACATACTGACTAAAAACGAGGAATCTCAGTCCGAATTGGACTGGGATTTTTATTTTTATGTCGGTAATACATTGCTTGGTTTAAGTATGGATGACTTTTGGAAAATCACACCGGCACATTTTCTAAAACAGTTCATTATGCATCTCAGATACAACAATCCAGATGCATTACATGAGCAGAAACCGAAACAAATTTACACGCTAGATCAAACACCATTCCTATAAGAAATGAGGTGAGAAAATGCCTGGGAATAGTAAAGAAAGAAACGTTGTTCTTAATTTTAAAATGGATGGCCAAGTTCAGTATGCAAATACATTGAAACAAATCAATATGGTTATGAATAATGCAGCGAAAGAATATAAAAATCATATTGCAGCAATGGGCCAAGATGCGACGATGACTGATAAACTTCTTGCTGAAAAGAAGAAGCTTGAAATTCAAATGGAAGCAGCCAAGAAACGTACAGCTATGTTACGTGCTGAATATCAAGCGATGTCCAAGGACACAAGTACAACCGCCGAACAACTCAATAAAATGTACGGGAAGTTGCTTGATGCAGAACGTGCTGAAACTTCTCTTGATAATGCAATGAAAAGAGTGAATGAAGGTCTTTCCGAGCAAGCAATTGAAGCCAGGGAAGCACGTGGAACTTTACTGGATTTGCAAGAGAATTCTAAGAAACTTGAAGCAGAACAAAAAAAGCTAACAAGCTCTTTTAAACTTCAGAATGCTGAATTAGGAGCAAACGCTAGTGAAGCGGATAAGTTGGAATTAGCACAGAAACAACTACGTCAGCAAACAGAAATGACGGATAAAGTCGTCCACAATTTAGAACAACAATTAAGCACAGCAAAACGTGCGTATGGTGAGAATTCCACAGAGGTGCAGCAACTTGAAGCTAAATTAAACCAAGCAAAAACGACATTAAAGCAATTTGAAAACTCATTACAGAGTGTTGGGCGAAGTGGTTCACAAGCGGCGGATGGAATGGCGGAAATCAATAAGAAACTTGATATGAACAATTTAATGGAAGCCGCTGAAGTTCTACAAGGAATATCCGAAAAATTGATTGAAATGGGAAAGTCGATTGTAAATACAGCAATAGAGTTTGATGGATCACAGCGGAAAATTCAAGCTTCATTAGGATTGACTGGGAAAGGTGCCGAAAATCTTCAAAAAATTGCTGTTGATACTTGGAAAAAAGGTTTTGGTGAAAACCTTGAAGAGGTAGACAATGCGCTGATAAAAGTCTATCAAAATATGCGTGACGTTCCACATGAGGAATTGCAAGGGGCATCGGAAAATGTATTAACATTAGCTAAAGTTTATGATGTGGACTTAAATGAAGCGACTCGAGGTGCAGGGCAATTAATGAGTCAATTCGGTTTATCTACACAGGAAACCTTTGATTTACTTGCTGCCGGTGCTCAAGAAGGTCTAAATTATTCAGACGAGTTATTTGATAACCTCTCTGAATACGCGCCTTTATTCAAGCAAGGTGGTTTTAGTGCTCAAGAGATGTTTACAATCTTAGCAAACGGAACAAAAAGCGGTTCGTATAACTTAGACTATATCAATGACCTGGTGAAGGAATTTGGTATCCGTGTACAAGATGGTTCAAAAGGTGTATCAGAAGGATTCGGTGATTTATCTGAAGAGACACAAAAAGTATGGAAATCATTCAATGAAGGTAAGGGAACGGCAGCTGATGTATTCAATGCTGTATTAGGTGATTTACGTAAAATGGATGACAAAGTAAAGGCAAACCAGATTGGTGTTGCTTTATTTGGCACCAAATGGGAAGACATGGGTGCTGAAGCGGTACTAAGCCTAAACGATGTACATGGTGGTCTTGGTGATGTAACTGGACGTATGGATGAAATGAAGAAACTTCAGGAAGAATCTTTGGGGCAGCAATTTCAAAAAGCATTAAGAGAAACACAGGCTGCGTTAGAACCACTTGGAAAGAAATTTGCAGAATTAGCGAAAGACATTTTACCTCCAATTGTTGATGGGGTTAAAGCTGTAATGGATTGGTTTAGTAAATTGTCTGAAGCCGATCAAACGCTTTTAATCGTGATGGGGGCATTGAGTACAGCGTTTATTATTTTAACTCCAATTGTAGCAGCTCTCGCTGTTTCATTTGGCGCGTTGAATTTGGCGCTTTTACCTGTTATAGCTACCATTGCAGCAGTTTCCTTAGTGATAACTGGTATTATCATGTTAATAAAAAACTGGGGTGCCATAACGGATTGGCTTTCTGAAAAGTGGTCTGAATTTAAAGATTGGTTTGGTGAATTGTGGGATAGCATAGTTCAAACTTGTGAAGATGCTTGGTCATCCACAGTTGATTTCTTTTCTGGAGCCTGGTCAGATTTTTTAAATATGGCCAATGAGTTCTTTGAACCTGTCGGTCAATTTTTTACTGACCTATGGACTGGAATTTCTGATATGGCATCTGAAATTTGGACAGGTATTACTGATTATTTTTCAGAATCGTGGTCTTCATTCATTGAATTAGCAGATAGTATATTGTCTCCTTTAGGTGAATTTTTCAGTGGATTGTGGACGGGTATTGTTGAAACGGCAACTTCTATTTGGGATCAATTAAAGATAGCTTGGCAAGAAACATGGGATACAATACTCACAGTTTTAGATCCGATTATTTCAGCAGTTTCAACAGTTTTAGAAGCAGGTTGGCTACTCATTCAAGCAGGGGCACAAATTGCATGGGCGGCAATATCTCAATATATTATACAGCCGATCCAGGAAGCGTATGATTGGATAAGTGCAAAAATTGGTGAATTAGTCACATGGCTTAGTACGCAGTGGGAACTTATAAAGGCTGCTGCACAAGTTGCTTGGGGTTTATTTAAACAATATATTACTCAACCTGTTCAAGAAGCATGGGATTGGGTTAAAGAACAGATTGGTGCGCTTGTTTCTTGGTTAAATTCACAGTGGGAGACAGTGAAATCATATACTTCCGCAGCGTGGAATCTAGTAAAACAATATGTCATTCAGCCTGTTCAAGACTTGTGGAATGCAACGAAAGAAAAATTGAATGATTTAGCGAATTGGATACTAGGTAATTGGGCGAAAATCCAATCTTATACACTTACGGCATGGAATCTAGTTTATAAATATATTATTGATCCAGTGATTTCAGCTTATAATTCTGCAAAAGAGAAGTTCAATGATATGTACAATACGGCAAGGGAAAAATTTGATTCTGTAAAGAATGCAGCGCAAGAAAAATTTGATGCAGCAAAGAGATTTATCGTTGATCCGATAAAAGATGCGGTAGATAAAGTAAAGGGATTCATTGATAAAATCAAAGGGTTTTTCAGTGATTTGAAATTAAAGATTCCGAAACCGGAAATGCCTAAAATGCCACACTTCAGTCTGCAGACTAGTACGAAAAATATTTTGGGTAAAGACATTACTTTCCCATCTGGGATCGATGTGCAATGGCGTGCAAAAGGAGGTATCTTTACTAGACCTACCATTTTCGGTATGAGTAATGGTCAGTTGCAAGGTGCAGGAGAAGCGGGGCGAGAAGCAGTTTTACCGTTGAATAAAAAGACATTAGGTGAGATTGGTGAAGGGATTGCAGCAACGATGTCTACTGAACCAACTGTAATTAATATTTATAATCCTTCAGTGAGGGATGATCGTGATATCGACCGCATGGTCGGAAAAATAGATGATGCACTTGCTCAAAAAGGGCGTAATTCAAAAATAGGAATAGGGAGGACTTAAATTGCTAGACATAGGTATCGATAATCAGTTGGCAAGTGACTACGGAATATGTATAGTAGGACGCCCTGTTATTCCTACAGCAGAACAAGAAGTAGAGCATATTGAAGTGTCTGGTAGACATGGTTCACTTACAAAAAAAGGGGCGTTTAAAGACGTTCCTTTAAAAATAAAGTTCAATATGCTTGAAGAAGAGAATATTAAGCCGTTAGTGCGACGTATGAAGGCTTGGTTGATGAATGGAAAGACATTATATTTTACTGATGATGATGTGTATCGAAAAATTAAACATGTTGTAGTAGGTGATATTGTAAATGAAATTGAAGAACACGGTGAATTTGAAGTGGATTTTAAGCTAGATCCCTTTGAATATACAGAGGATGTAAATCTAAAGTTCACCAAACCTGGGGTAATTTATAATCCAGGTACAATTGAATCTGATCCTAAGTTTTGGATTGTGGGAAATGGTACTTTCCGTATAACAATCAATGACGTCTCTTTTCAAATAAAAGATGTGAATGGTTCTGTTGTCATAGACTCAGAAATACTTGAAGCATATACCGATACCATATCAATGAATAATAAAATGGTTGGGCAGTTCCCTATATTGGGCGTAGGAGAAAATACAATAGAGTGGTCAGGAGCAATTCAATTCATGGAAATTCGACCTAGGTGGAGATATAAATGATTACTTTATATAAACCAAATGAGACTGATTTTACACACAATGGTATAGGGGCTTTAGATAAAAATATTTATAACGCAACTGTTGAGGAAGAACTCAATGGTTTATTTTTATTTTCATTTAGTTATCCATTGTTTGCACCACGTGGTCTGGAAATAGAGGGAATGAGCATCATTAAAGTTCCAACTCCTGATGGTGAACAACTATTTCGAGTGGCAGCTCCTAAAGTCAGTATGGGTGAGATTACAGCGCAATGTTATCACATCTTTTATGATTTAACGGAAAATCTAATTGAAGACATTTTTGCTGAAACAACAAATGGTAATGGAGCTATGAATCGTATGTCAGCAGGATGCCAATACAAACATCCTTTTCAGTTTTATTCAGATGTACCAAAGATAGCAAGTGCACGTATTGTCCGTAAAAATCCTGTGGAAGCATTATTGGATTCTAGTCAAGACAATTCATTTGTTAATCGTTGGGGCGGCGAATTAAAGCGAGATAATTTTGATGTGAAGATGCTACTAAATCGCGGTATGGATCGTGGAGTAGTGATTCGTCATAAGAAAGATTTATTAGGATATGAAGGTAATGTGGATTGGAAAAGTCCCATAACTAGAATCATGCCGCAAGGGTTTGATGGGTTATTTCTTCCTGAAAAGTATGTGGATAGCCCACTTATAAATAAGTATCCTCATCCTAAAATCAAAGTGGTTGAATTTAAACATATTAAAGCAGCTATTGGTGAAAATGCTGACGATGAAGATGCAGTTCCGTTAGAAGAAGCATATAGGTTATTACGCCAGGCAGCTAAGGATATGTTTGCTATTCAAAAGGTTGATCAGCCTAAAGCAAATTATAACGTTAAGTTCCAGGAGTTATCACAAACGGAAGAGTATAAGGATTATAAGCATTTACAAAGTGTTTATATGGCAGATACGGTTACGGTTGAGCATCAAGAAGATGGTATTGATATAAAGGCGAAGGTAATTGCTTATAAATATGATCCAATAAAAAAAGAGTATCTGGATATAACCATTGGTAACTTCAAAGAATCCTTTACGGACGTTTCCGGTAGGGTTGACCTGGTACAAGAAGAGTTGTCCAATATGCCAGGCTCTATTTTGGATGCAGCAAAAGCAAATGCTACAAGCCTTATTAATTCTGGGTTCGGAGGACATGTCCGTGTTTATCCAGATCGTATTTTAATTATGGATACGAAAGATGAAAAGAGTGCGAAAAAGGTTTGGCAATGGAACTTGAATGGATTAGGGTATTCTTCCACAGGTGTGAATGGCCCATATGGAACTGCCATTACAAGTGACGGCAGAATTGTTGCTGATTTTATTACTGCAGGTACGTTGAGTGGAAATCTTGTGCAAGGTGGAGAAATAACAGGTGCAACATTACGAACTTCAGATAGTGTCAACTATGTAAATATTTCAAAGCAATTCATACGCTTGTATGAGTCATCTAAAACAAGGGTGTTTGTAGGGTATTACAAAAATAGTAGAAATGAAATACAACCAACTCTTATTTTAGGCGGAGATTCAGATTCCACAGGGGCAAATGGTGCTATTATGGTGTACCAATTCTCAGATACGAGCGTTAAGTCTGGTGGAATCGGAATTACAAAAGGACTCGAGGGCAATGGATACTTGAATGCAGCTTCTTTATACTTTTCGCAAACAGGGAATGCAATGCTTGATGCTGACAAAACGATTGTCCTAAATGCTCAAAGTGATATGAGGTTTAAAGTCAAAGATCAGTTTCGCTTTTATCGTAATGACAATTGGATTGCGAGTATTGGAGTGTCATCTGGAGGAGATACAGATATCGTACTTCCAAATGCGATGATACGAAATTCGAGTTACGAAAATGGTTATATTCAAATAAAGACAGCTCTTGGATCGTATTATCATGGGATAATCGCTTCAGATTTCAAAGTTTCCTCAAAAGAAACATATAAAACCAATATCCGGCCTATTGCATTCAGTGCACTTGAAAAAGTAATGGAATGGGAAATTAAACAGTACAATTTGAAAAATGATATTCCAAAACTGTATGAGATGCGTATGAATCGTAAAGAAGGAGAGCCAACGATTACTACAGATGCAATTCCTACACATTATGGTTTAGTTATTCCAAAAGAAGCAGAGGAAAATGGTGTAGGCCTATACGGGATGCTTTCACAATTGACGAGCGCATTTCAAGAGCATGTGATAAAAACGGATGCTAGATTGGAAGAATTAGAGCCATTAAAACCTAAAGGAAACATAAAGCATAGGAACAGAATAAAACGTCAGAGAAGACCGCCTAGACACGTAAAAAGGAGTAGCTAGAAAGAGGTGTAGTCATGCGAAATGAGGAAATTATTATAGATTTAGCAGATCCTGTGTTTACAAAAACAATTCGTTCTCGGCAGAATGACAAGAATGGATTGAAGCTTACGGTGTACGCAAGAGAAAAAGGAATAAAGCTTGATTTAACAGGATATGCGGTTAAATATGAAGCGACAAATCATACAGGAGTATTCATTCGAGATGATGCTCAAATAGTTGATGCAAAGAATGGCGTATTTGCATACACGTTGTCCTCACAAGCTGTTTCCACATCGGATGATTGGACGGCTTATTTTGTATTTGAAAAAAGTAACGAACGAATGAGTACTCCAGACATTCGTATTACATTAAGACGTGATGTGAAAGAAGGAAATATTAAAATAGAAAACTATATTTCAGAGTTTGAGATTTTTAAGAAAACATTGGACGAGTTGCAGAAGAAATTAAATGCTATGGATGTTGTTAAGAAAAGCGGAGACACCATGACAGGTGACATAGGGATGGACCCAGGTAAATCAGTTCAGTTTAAATCAAGTGGAAGTACTAATAATAATTATGTTCTTAGAGGTCAAGCGGGACAGAATAAGCTAGTACTCTCAGATATCACGTCAAATAAGTTTATTTGGGATTACTTCAGTGACACGGATACTTTCACAGTTGTATCTAACACGAACCTCTTAAAGAAAACAGGAGATATTATAACAGGGCTTTTAAAGTTCCATTCTCTGGGTCAAATGTTGATGACTCAACCTGATTCAGCGACAGGTCCTTCTGCTCGTGGGTTACACTACGCGGATAAAGACACAGACGGAAGCGTTAATCGTGGCGGAATTGGACGTTTCAAAGGGGCTAACAACGGTGATGAATATCTGTACATGGGGTTCGGTACGAATCCTTGGGATTCTCAAAGTGGTTTAATAGTTCGTCCTGATGGATCAGCAACCTTGAAAGGTAAAAAAATAGCAACCGCTGATAATGATACAGGATGGATTAACCTTCCTACAACTGGGGTAGAGAATGTTACTGATAGAATTTTGAAGTGTAAAAGAAGTGGAGAACACGTTAATATAATTGGTTCTATTCGAAATGCGCAAAACGCAACAGTATTTGCTACACTTCCAGTTGGATGTAGACCTGTTCAAGACATTGCGGTTCCAGCTATTATGATAACTGGAGGAGTGAATACAAACTTTTGTGAAGTTACAGTAAAAAAAGATGGTGGGATTTTCGTGAATGGTGTTCAAAGTGGAAGTACTTTTCATATTGCAATGAACTTTTTAATTTAGATATTACAGATTAAGCGTGCATAAGCAGGCTTTTTTATTTTGCTAAAAAGGAGATGAGAACAGTGGAGGAACAGATTTTCAATTCAATGATTCAACAAGGAGCATTCGCAGCGTTATTTGTGTGGATGCTTTTTACTACGCAAAAAAAGAATGAACAGCGGGAAGAACAGTATCAAAAAGTAATCGAAAAAAACCAGGCAGTCATCGAAGAACAAGCAAAAGCATTTGGTTCACTTGCAAAGGATGTATCAGACATTAAACAAAAAATTATGGGGAATGGTGACGACAAATGAAAAAATCTATTAAATTATTAGCCTCAATTTCTACTGCAGCTATCATTGCATTCACTTCAACAGGTAGTGTCTTTGCTGATCGAGAAATGATTATTCCAGGGTTACCTAAAGTTGAATATCGCAATGGATATGGAGCGTATGAAGGTGTAGTAGCACATTCTACAGCAACTCCTGAAGCGCCTGCTATTAATATCCGAAACTATGAAGCAAGAACATGGCGTTCCGCATTTGTACATTATGCAACAGATTGGGATGAAACAATTCAAATTGCTTCTACTAAGTATCAAGCATGGGGAGCAGGCCCAGCAGCCAATAAACGATTTGTTCATGTAGAGCTCTCTGAAACTAGTGACCCTATTAAATTTAAAAAATCCTATGAGAGATATGTGAAGTTACTTGCTAAAATTTTAAAAGATAGAAATATCCATCCATCCATTGGATTGTGGACGCATAAAGACATTACGTATAAGCTTGGTGGCACAGATCACGAAGATCCGATTGACTATCTTCGCAGTCATGGTGTATCAGAATCACAATTTAGAGCGGACGTCCAAAAGGCGTATGAAGGCGAAACAGTTACGGTTAAACCAAAGCCACAGCAACCAAATGAAGTACCTGGTGTTATTAATGAAGTGGGAGTAGCGTATATTGATGGATACAATATAAACCTTCGTTCTGGTCCATCCACAACAAACAGTGTTATTCGTAAATTACAAAAAGGTGAATCATATAAAGTCTGGGGTAAAGTAGGAAACTGGTTGAATCTTGGAGGAAATCAGTGGGTTTATAACGATTCATCATACATTCGCTATAAAGAAGAATCTTCATCTGTGGAAGGTAAACGTGTAGTTTCTAAAGTGAATGACTTACGATTCTATTCAAAAGCTTCCTGGGCTGATAGAGATGTAGCAGGAACTGTGGATGAAGGATTAGGATTTACAATCCTTGATAAAGTATCTGTAAATGGCTCGCAGCAATATAAAGTGAAGAATAGTAGAGGTAATGTGTTTTATATTACAGCTAGTTCTTATTATGTAGAAATTAAATAGTAAACATAAAAAGTGCCGGCTCTGAATTGAGTCGGCTTTTTTACTTTAATCATTTTTATTTATTTTTTCCCTTAATTTATTCTCAAAAATAATACGTTTATCTTCCATATCAGTATATGCTTGATACTTTCCTTTTCTTTTTGTAGCAGCTGTTCTACCTTTTATTTCCGGTGGGTAACAGTTTGGACATCTAGCTTCACCCATATGTCTAGCCTTTACCATTGCTTTATATTCATTGCCACATTCACCGCAAAGCCACCAAATTTTTTCATTGCATCTTGTGGAGGTTTCTTCGGGAGTAGTGATCCCATAAACACCTTTGTTTTTGGTAGGGTGCCATTCTTTTGCAATTTCTGGATTTAATAAAGCTATTGATTGTTGATATTTTTCACACTTACGACAACCTTTGCCATTTTTAACTCTTTGATTTGCCTTTTCTGACCAAATATGTCCTTCTTTGCAAATCCATTTAACTTGTTCTGTGGTTGTATGGATTGCTTCATATGGAGTTTTTGATTCCTGAGAATAGCCAGCCTCAAAAATATACCACTCCTTAGCTATTTCTGGATATACTGTTGCGAAACAGTTACCTTCATAGACTTTCTTGTCTGAACAATAGGGACAAACACTTTTGTTCGTATGCCTGCTTTTAATAGACTCTTCCCATTCATGATTTCTTTTACATTGCCACCATCTGTATATTATATAGTTGCCCTCTTCTTCAAACAAAACATCTTCTGGTGAAACATTATTCTTTGTAGGGTGCCATTGTTTAGCTAACTCTGGATCTACTTCTTGTAGAGTTTTGAGTTCTCTTTCTTCTTTTATTTCAGTTCTCTTTGTTGCTTTTTTTAGCCTTAAACATGTTGGACATTCTTCTTTTTTCTTTTCCCTTTCACTAACCGAGGCTCCCCATTCATGTCCTTCTGGACATAACCACCAAATGTATTCATAACTTCCATATGTAATTTCATTAGGATTAATGTGTTCGTTTTTGGTAGGATGCCACTCAGATATTAGTTTGTCAGATAGTCTTTTATCGATAAGTAAAGAATCCATAATTTTCACCGTTCTCTCTATTTAATTAAAAACCATTTACCATCGTTAATATCTTTAGGTCGTATCTCGTATTCTCCTAATTCAATAATGCTGTTAGACTCCTTCTGAAAATATGGTTTTGCAAATATAAATGCGTTGTCATAATATGTGGGTCTTTTTTCGAAGTCATCTTTATATACCTCAATTTTCATGATTTGCATTCTATATTGGTAGAGAGGATGAGCAAATCTTTGTCCTATCTTTAAATTAATTTGTGTGGGGTCATTGCTAATTACTTCTTCTATAGGTATTCGAATAGGATTTCTTCTTTCGTGCCATCCCCAAGTCCCTGGATCCATACTGTGCACAACCTTTCAATTATCATTGTTATTACAAATCAGAAATTCTTCTAACTTGTTTTTCCTTCTTCTTAAAGTTCTTCTTGTATTGTTTGAAGTCTTGTTTATCGACTCTGAACTTCTCTCCAGTAGCAACGTTTTTAACCAGGTAGGTCGTGCGTTTGAATTCCCTAATGTAATAGATAATTAATCCAACTAAAAGGGATATACACATTGTTGCTGGGATAGCGATAATACAAAGAACGATAATAAGAGCGGAAATTTTATCTGACTCATAAACTCTTTTTAATACTATACGTTTCCCATTTGCAGCTTGAGCTTGCTCTAATTGTTGCATGCGTTGTAGTGATGCAATAGTATCATAACTCATGAAAAAACCTCCTTGAAAAATAATACCTAAATCATACCAATTTCATGCAACAACTGTAAATATTACATTTAATTTCGCTTTTAGAGGTTTTTAGCTCGTTCAAGTAAATCCATTATTTGTTTGTGTTTCTCTTTTAATTCTTCTAAAGAGATTTTTACCGCACTAGGATTGTCTAGTAAAAATTGTTTATAGCCGTGATGTTCATAAATAAGATGCGCGATTTCTACGTGATTATTGTGGTGGTATAATAGGTGCCCACTTTGTTTTTGAGCCGAAATTATTTCTCTAATCAATTTGTCCTTTTCAAATGCTATTGGATTGGTAATCATATAAGTCCTCCTTTCAAAATTTTTATTGTACGTGGTTTAGATGGATCGCGTTGGATGTACCCCTTTTCTTCCAAGTGCATTAAGTGCATATGTACTGTAGAACTAGAGGCGAGTCCGGTTGCTTGGCAAATTTCTCTAACAGTGGGAGGATATCCGTTTTCTATTACTTTTTCTTGGATGAAAGTTAAAATTTCAGCTTGTCTACTTGTTAATGGTTTCAT